GTGCATAAGTACCGAATGGGGGATTCGGATTCTTGTCACCATGAATGATCCATGTAGTATCACAGTAGTCTGGGTCGCCCCATGAACCATTGGGATATCCATCAGTAAACACAATCAGTCGCTTAGGGTCAATTGCATTTTCTTTCAAGTATTTAAAGATACAATCAAAGTCAGTACCACCACCACCTTGCGGCTCATACTCATCAATATTATCCATGTTCTCACTATTGAAGTCTTGTGGGTTATATGTATCAGTATCAAAACAGAATACATGAACCTTGTAACCATCAAACGCATCCATCATACCTGCAATCTCACCCAAGAATGCTTGTGCTTGTTTGTTGCTGATACTACCACTCATATCAAGTGATACAACAACATCAATTTCTTCTCCGGGAGTCATGCCGGGCATGATAGCATCCATGTGCCAACCTCTACGTGAGGGACGCATCCAAGAATAGTCAGTGCGAATACTACTAGTCAAGTTTGTTTGAATCAGTTCACGCCAGGGCATGACTGGATCAGTATGTTGCTTGATTAATCGTTCAACACCTGCGGGCAATTGTCCTGCTTCAGCACTTTGTGCCGCGCTGATAATTGCTTGCTTCATTTCTTGACGGGCACGTTCACGTTCCTCGTCAGACATTTTAGGACGACCTTTACCTTTGCTTTCAGGACCATCGCCGTCGCCATCGCCGTCACCTCCGTCACCTTCTTCACCATCCATGTGGTCATCAAGCATTTGGTCAATCAAGTCATCCAAATTAATCTGCTTGACATTTTTCATCAAGTCATCATAGATTTCCTCTGCGGGCTTGCCGTCATATTTCTTTTCATACAAGCATGGGACACTTGTAATAAACTGACCAACATTGTGCCGCTTCAAGTCAGCATTAACTGCGTAGTCATCAGCGATATTCCACATTTGCGGATCACGATTACCACGACGGTCCATGTGTTCGTATACAACGTGCAATACTTCATGTCCAACTAGAAACTCAACTTCTTTGGGTTTCAATAGCATAATGAAACGACTATTGTAATAGAACTTCAATCCGTCAGTAGCAGCAGTGCCACACCATTCATCAGCATTAGTTAGTTTGAGACGGGTAGCAAGATTGCCAAAGAACGAATGACGCAATAGCAAACCCACACGTGCCGAAATCAATCGTTCGCGGGCTAGCATATCAATCTTAGTATCAGTAGGTCCAATAAGATTTTCATATTTTTTGCTACGTGTTTTCTTTTTTGCTGGGGCAATTACGCTACTCATATTCATTCCTTTATCTAATATATGCTATATTATAGCACAACATCTATTTAAGTGCAAGTAAAAAGAGTGAGAATGTTCACACCATTCTCACCCATAAACTTTAATTACCTGCGTCTACAATGTACTTACCGTACTTTTTGTGAAACTCGTCAAAGTGCTTCAATTGACTAGGCTCAATCGGCAACTTGTAAGTCTTAAGAGCAATCTTAGCACCCATCACAACCAATTCTGTTTCAAAGTTAGCCATAATGTACGTGAAGAAATTGTCAGCCATTTCGTGAAACTTTTTGTTGTTCACTTTTTGATTTTCCAAGGCATCTTTCAACTCATAGCACATTGAAATTGTCAGTGAATACATTGCTGAAATTTCTTTCACAGACAATGTAGTTACTTTACCAGAAAGAATATCTGCTGGGTCGGGCATCTTACCTGATGTTTTGCGGTGAGCCGCAAACTTAACTGCAAGACCTTCACCAACACTACCTGCAATCAGATTGAACAATGTATCAGTATCAGTATCGTCCTCGTCATCTAGCAAGTCAGAAACAAAGCACCATGTACGCGGAGTAGCGAATGCACGGCTTGAAGATTTACTGTCAAAATCGTACAAGTCTTGTTTAGCGAAACTCAAGTAACCAACCACATCCTTGTGAATGCCTTTGTTAACTGCCCAGTTCTGCCATGATGTAAAGTCAGGGCGCATTTCCAAGTGCAAGAAACGATTAGCGAGGGGCATCGGCATACGATAAGTAACACCCTTGTCAGATTCACGATTACCTGCCGCAACGATAACAACGTTGTCAGGCAACACGTACTTACCTACACGGCGATTAAGAATCAATTGATAGCCAGCAGCCTGTACTGCGGGTGATGCACTGTTCATCTCATCCAAGAAAAGAACAACGATAGGATATTGTGATGCGAGGTCCTCGTCAGGCAAGTCAACTGGAGCAGCCCAATCCATCTTGTTGATATCACGATTGAAGTATGGGATACCACGAATGTCAGTTGGTTCCATTTGTGCCATACGCAAGTCAATCATATGACCGCCAAGTTCAGCAGTAACGTCTGCTACAACTTCTGATTTACCGATACCTGGGGGGCCCCAGAGAAAGAGTGGGCGCTTAGATTTAAATGCTTTCAGCATAGCCTTACGGGCTTGTACTGAAGTGACTGTAAGATTATCGCTAACTACTGAATATGCCATTTTGTTTCCTTTAAGATATTTAACTAACACTAACAAACTAAAAACATAGTATAACAGAAAATTGATTTATCGTCAAATATCTGCCATACATTTTGGGTAACAATTATTCCTCAAACGCACGACGGAGAATCAACTCTTGTTTGCTGTAGGCTTCAATCTCCCAGGGCATTTGTAAGTAAGGAGTTTTCTTACTGTACATCTTGCCTAACCAAGTGTGACCACTACGCTTTTGTTTAAGCAATCCTTTTGCCAACTGTTTTACGTGGACCATTTCGTGGGCCAATGTCAAACCTAATTGCACTAGGTTACGTTTGGGCTTGATGATAACCAAGTATGCGCCTGTCCATTTAGACAAGTCAATTGTCATTCCTTCGGTGTCGCCTTCGCATTCGTTTGCAACACGGATCAATAAAGCCTTGCGACTTTTTTCTAGTCCAAGTTGACGCACCATTGAAGGGAGCATTGCCTCAACAAATTTTTTGCTACGGGCGGACCCTTCTACTTCAATTTCCATTACATTATTTCCTTAAGAATACGATTGTACACATCCTTCTTAGCCATGTAGTAATCGTAATCACGATCACCAGGACGAAAGTTATTCCATTGATTCTGTCCTGCAAACGAAATGATATCTTGTTTCAATGATTCGCCGGTATAGCTTGCAATGAAACCATACAGGTTATAGTGAGCAATAAAACCTGATGCCTGATACAAAAAGTTGTAACCAGTCTTGTTCAGGTTGTCAATGTAATAACATGCCTTGACCACGTTATTCACAATCAAGGTCTTTTGACGTTCAGTAAGTGCAACTAGCATTTTCTTGTCCTTTAATTAACTGTCTAAGATTGTATTATATACCTAAAACCATTTAATGTCAAGTTACATTCTCCAGTAAATTCATTGAAATTGATAAATAGATTATATAACAAAAGGCAAATTATGTCAATACCATTTTCATACTACTTATACCATATTCCAACAGGAAAAAAATACTATGGTATTAGACATGGTAAAAAAGCTAACCCAGAAACTTTATGGAAAACTTATTTTTCTTCATCCAAAATAGTAAAAAAATTAATTCAAGAATATGGAATAGATTCGTTTAAGGTAGAAGTTCGTAAAATATTTGATTCACCGCAAGAAACCATATTATGGGAACACAAAGTTCTCCGTAGATTATATGCGGCTTCTAGGGATGATTGGATAAACAGACATAACGGTGGCAAAAAATTTAGAGGTCCGGAAAAGCATTCAGACAAAACAAAACAAAGGATTGCCAATAAATTGACAGGAACGCAGAGAAGTTCAGAGACTATAGAAAAATACAAAAAAAGTTCAGCAATCAGAGAAAAAAAGAAAAAGGAAATCGGTTGGAGAATGACTGAAGTAGGTAAACAAAATATTTCTGCCGGATTATTGAGACCAGAGGTTCAAGCAAAAATATATACAGTTGACCGTAATAAAAAAATGTCTGACTCTAAGAAAGGAACCAAAAGGCATTATTTACCTGATGGTTCCTTTAAAATGATTAAATCTTAAGAGGACCAAAAAGTTTCGCTAGCAGGCGAGCAGCACAGGGGAGTGTTAACGTCTTCCTGATACTCAATGCCACTCATTAAATTTTTGCGAGTCACCGTACGGGGTTGATAAGTTTTGGTATCAACGATACTCAGTTCACCAGCACTCCAACCTGACTTGTTACACAGACGGGTCCGTGTAGCACGGGCAGCCGCAAACGTTTTGTAAGTCTGGGTACGATTTTTGCCGTCTGAAACGATAAGTCCAGTGCCCCGAGCGATAACATAATAAGCCATTTTCTAGTCCTTTATCTAACTGTCTAAGTCTATATTATATACCCAAAACCATTTAATGTCAAGCGAATTCGTAGAATTTCACTTTAGGATCCAGTTTTTTTAGTTCTTTTGCGGCTTTTGTCAATGAATTATACTTCACATTGACCTGACTACGGGACAATTCGCCGTCGCAAGTCAAGTTTTCTGGGCTGAGGTCGCTGTCCAAACAATCAGCAACTTCCTGACGACCTTCGGCAGTTTGTATCTCATATTGCTTACCCTTAAAGATACTGTTCCAACGATTCTTCTGGTCAATGTATGCTTGCAATGCTTTCATAAATAACTCCGTTTGTTAACTGTTTAAGTCTCTATTATAGACCCAAATCCATTTATTGTCAACCTGAGGCCTCAGAGTGGCCGGGGGATTATTTCATTAGCAAACCCATAAGAATTAGCTTTTCTAAATGGTCTATTGCTTTGTTGATTTTGTCTACTAGTTCTTGGGTAAAGTTTGTAGTACGTAATCTACGCCCATTTACTTCAAGTTTGCTTAACTCTGTGACCATAAGTTGAATATTATTGAACA